GCTTGACTGATTTGATAAGACATTTGAGTGTTTCAATATCTTGTATTTATTTTTAATAGGAGGAGCGGGATTCGAACCCGCACTGTACAAATTTTAAGTTTGGTGTCTCCTGCCGTTGGACTACCCTCCCGATAAGACCATTATAGCACAATGGTCAAGTGCCCCTTGCGTGGATCGAACACGCCTATGTCGTCTTATGAGGACGCTCCTATCACCAGATGGGTAAAAGGGCATTCTCTATTCGCAAATAACGAATAGTAATACGAGTGCCTGGATTCGAACCAGGTCAAAGCCGCTAATCTGGCGGAAAGAACTTATAAGATTCCTCTGACTACCAAGTCTCACTCGCATAAAATCAACAACCTTCTTCGTGATCCGTGTGTATTCGAATCAGGTCGTCAACTTCTTTACACTCACTATAAGGAATCATCATAGCATTTCCGTACTCACTGGTGATGATAAAAGACTCTCCATTCTCTACTCTTTCTAGTAGGTTATCAAAGTCTGCTTGAAATTCTTCTACTGTAAACTTGTCCATTCTTTAAAGAGGATTGGTATATGCAAGGCAATCTTCACTTACCTGACTGCGAACTACTTCAAGTACATTCATAAATTGGTCAACCGTCTCACATTCTACGAGTTTCTCTGCACCTTCACTAGAATAAAGATAGAACTTACGTGCCAGAGTATCTACGACGCAACGGGACAGGAACTCTTGAGTGTCGGAGGGCATTTGGTCTTGTGTTGATTACCTTGATATTATAGGGCATCCTGGTGCTCCTGTCAAGGTTTATTCTTCATTGATTAGGAATCTGCCTAGGTGTCTTTTGGTTAGCAATACTATCCTGATAAGCAGCAACCACCTCAGGGGTCCAGAGCACACCAGCAACAGCTTGGAGTTCTGCACAGCACTCACTTACATCCTCACCGGGGCAGCAAACCTCACGGTGATAGGTACGTCCTACTTCCACACCATCCTTTTCAATAATGTCAGCACGACGGCATTGGATGATGGAGAAGGGTGGAATGATTTCCAGTTTATGTTCTTGGCGTTCAATAAAAGTAGCCATTTTAGGAACCGGCGACTGCCGGAGACAGGTTTAGATGGTTGTAGGGCGACGTAGTCGTCACCTAGTTTTAAGCCTGGTTGCGGGCTTGCAAAAGTTTAATATCCAGTTGCGTATGTGACAGTTACAGAAAACCACCTAGTTCCGGCACCAGCAGGTAATGTAGTTATTAGTGGCATAAGATATAAATTGCTTCCTATCACTAAAGCGGCACCTGTGGCCATTTCGGTAGTTCCGTTCGTGCTTAAAGCGTAATAGCGTCCGTTGCCTGCAATGCTTGGATTATTTGGAATAAAAGGAAGTCCCGTGACAGGATTGGTATTGTTGTTGTTGTTATTTTGATCTGCATATAAATACAGCGTAACAAGGTTACCTATTTTTGTGTATCTGCCAGTTGCCGATATGCCTACAGGCGTCCACGTCCCCTCCTCATAATCATTCAGCGCATTAGCTGCTGCGGTGTCGCCGTTAAAGGTAAGTCCGTTAATATTGATACGTGCCTTTTCAATGCCGAAACCACTATTATAAGCGACCATCCATCTATGAAATCCGCCAGTATTTCCATTACTTGAATGATATCCAGCGTGATAGAGAAGTTCCGATCCGTTTGAATAGATATAATTATTAGTATTGGTGCCTTGGAAATCTATCTCCGATTGTGTTGGAAATGAAGACCCTGTTCCGTCAAGCTTTATATAGGAATAATCAGGGCTGCGAATTTCTAAAGTGGCAGTAGGACTTGTAGTTCCAATACCAACATTACCATTAATATAAGCACCACCAGATACTTGAAGTCTTTGATTTGGAGTTCCCGTTAAGGTCTGAGTTCCTACAAGAAGATTATTATAAACTAAACTATTTGCATTACTATCAACTCTAAAGGAAATAGATCCATTAGTAAAAACTTGAAAATTATTTGTAGAGATTCCAAGATTATCATAATAATCATCATCTCCTCCACCAGATGCAAAATAAAATGTTCCATCATTATCAGTAAATGCGGCAACATCGTATTTTGGTCCTAAGTCAGTTCTTCTAAATGCAATTGCCCAAGGATTGCTGTTTTCAACTTCTATTAAAGTATTGACTGGAAATCCGAGAACTTCTGTTGAACCAACACCTACGGTTCCATAAGAATAAAGTTTTGCCTTTAGATTTGTTGTTCCAATACCAACTTTTTCATAAGCAATTAAATTATCGGCAAGTAAATTAATTAAGTCTTGTGGTGGTTTATAAGTTTCACCAAACTCAAGATCTGGTTCGGTTACAAACTCTATATCTGGAGAAACAAAATATTTTTTACTGTAGGCGAAAGTACTAAATGCTGACATTTTTTAAATTACCTTTTTGTCATAGTGATACCCGGCTATCGACCTTTCAGAATTATCACCAGGATAATCTTCTATATTTCCTTCATATTCTGCTATTAATTTTTCAGTATCTATTCTTTCTCCGTATACGTGATAAAAACAGTGTATATTGGTATTATCCTTTGATTCTAATATAATTTCAGTACTATCAAATTTTTTTACAATAATATCTTGGTAAAATTCAATTGGAGTAATTGAAACAGTGATTGTATTAGGATCTACCAGTTTCTTCCAATATTCTGGAAGTTTAATTACATTTTTATTTATTAGTTTACCCCTAGTATATACCGCTGCTTCTGGACCCTCAACACAACTATGAGTTAGTCTCCAACCATCCTTTGTTGGATGAGGAATGTCAAAGTTTTTCTTTGTTGAAAGTCTATGCTTACCATTATTGGAATAGACTTCCCCCTTTGCCTTAACATTTTTATCTACGTTTACATTCTTTTTTACATTTACATTACCATCTACATTTACATCTTTCTTTACATTTACATTACCATCAGTATTAATATTGGGTGTAGAAGGTTCTTTGGGATTTTTAATTACATTTAGCTCTCCATAAAGATTGGAAGCTTTGTCATTTCCAGGATAAACTTCTATACCTGACCAAAAAATTGGAGTTTCATTAAAATTTATTTCTTTACTTAAATAAGTTTTATCTGCCATTTTATATTCCTATCCAATAAATTTACTAGTATCACCAGCATAAAAGGCATTTTCTACAATATCATCACCTGCCGGAGAACCTTGGGGGAATACTCTTTCACCAGAAGAGGTTCCTTGTGGAGCAAGACTTCCTGTTTTTGCAATACAATCTGCCTGATTGGTTTGAACTACAAATCTGGAACCTGCCTTAATATTGATATTTCTTCCGGCACTTAGATTGATATTTTCATCGGCATCAATAATAACATTTTTTGCTCTGATTCTTACATTACCATTTCTTTCTGCTGTGATCGTTATATCTCCATTTTTACCTGCGATAACAATATCTACACCACCACCTGTATTATTCTGCCCTGCAATGATTTCTATTGACCGATCATTATAAAGTTTAAACAATCCATTGGCATCACTTAAACCAAATACGTTAGTATCGTTATTGTCAGTAACTGCATAAAAACTATAAATGTCTGTGCCATCATCACCCAATTGTTGATTCCTGACATCTAATCCAAAGTTAGGTCCAAGTTTCCAATAATTTCTTGCTTGCCAATTTGTTTCTTTAGCCATTTTTATTTAACACAATCAATAACTTGTTTCACTTCACCCTGATATACCTGTGCAAATCCAAAAACAGGTTTTAATCTTGCCCCAGAACCAGTCTTTGATATGACTTGTAAAACTGGTCTGTCAGTAATGTCTGTAATATTTATGGGAGTAATACTGGAGATTGAACCATTATTAATTACAACATCATATTGATTTTTAAAGTTATCTGTTACAATATCTCCAGGTTCATAATTATATCCAGGATTTTCAATAATAACTTTGGAGATTGTTATATTTTGTTGCTGTGGTTGTCCTGCACCTGTTCCTGTTCCCGTTCCCGTTGTACCATTTACTACATCATTAGGTATTGGTTGATCTCCTAGGGTATATCCTTCACCATCAGAATTAATTAGAATTGCAGTAACCTGCCCATTTTCAATGACTGATTGAGCAACGGCACCATATCCTTTTCCACAATTATCTGAAATTGATACAAATGGTGGGTAAGTGTATCCAGAACCGGGAGATGATATAATTGCACCAATAATACTTGCAGTATCTCCCAAAATAGACCCAAAGACTGGAAGTGCAGATGCTCCAGAACCACCACCACCAAAAATATTAATTATTGGTGGATTGCAAGTAGTTGGTGTTCCACCAAAACAACTACTTAAAGCACTATTAAAGTCTGGAACACTAATATTTGGACTTAAGAAATCAAGAGGTCCAACAACACTTTCAAGTGCAGATAATGGATCTTGAGCACCATCAGCAATTGCTTTTGCAGTATTTGCAAGACTTAGAATATCATTTACATTAAATGATGATGATGGGACAGGTCCAGAACCAATCTTCCATTTTTGAACCAGATCATCTGGATTTTCGGGTTCTTCTCCACAATTAAGAGACAATGAAATGCCAAGTAAACCTTCGGCAAGATTTTTTACCGTATCTAAAAGATTAAAGTTACTGAAACTCAAAAGTAAACCAAGAACACCAAGAACAGCAGATAGTCCTGACGTAATTAAATCAATAATTCCATTTAGTATTCCACTAACAAACTGATCAATCACACAAGATACAACATTTGCAACATTTTTTAACAGAGCACATACCATATCACTAATTAAAGATCCAAGTTGACCTATAATACTATTAATCAAACAGGGAATTAGTTTCTGTAACTGCTTAACTGGTTCAATTGTTGCTGCCTGTGCCTTTGCTCCTGCTAAATGTGCCTTAGATGCACTGAGTGTGGTAGAGTATACTGCGTCATGTATAGTGCTATAAACACTTTTAGCACCTCCTTCTAGGGCAGGAAGCAATTTTTCATAAGTACCATTTACAGTTCCTCCAACAATTTCGGTAGTAATACCTTGTATTTTTTTAGAAATTTCTTGGCATAACTTTTCAACCTGAGCATCAATAAATTCCTGTGCTAGATTTGGAAATGATTTAAGATCTTGCAAAAACTTAATCGCATTTTGCATTTCTGTCGAGATTTTATCAATCTTGGACCCAGGTATTGTAGTTCCAAGTTGTAGTGTATCACCGATTACACTAGAATATGAGATTTTACCGTTACTATTTGCAACTTGTGGTGACGAATGAACCGGAGACTCTTGTGTTTGTTGTGTAGCCTCATTTGTTTGATTGTTCCTTAACTTAGAATTATCATTTTTGATCTTACTTGTATATCCAGTAAATGGTTGAAATGGTAAGCTAAATTCTTCTTTTGATGCTCCTTCTTTTGTTTTTCCAAATACTCCTATAATAACAGGAAGTTGGGCATTATCACCGTCCATAAAGAATCCAAATACGGAATCTCCTGGTGATATTTTTATACTCGTTGCATAATTTCCGGCACCACTACCATCAGTTGCAGATAATAATACTTGTGCCCAGGGAAGATCATCATTTGATAAGTCCGCCTCATTAGACGGATGATATCCCATAATACGAACTTTACGTCTATTTCCCCATCCCTCTTTATCAAGTTGCTTCTTTTGAGCAGATTCTGGTGCTACTTGACCAATCCACCAAAGAAAACCATCTCTTCCAATAAAATTACTTTTAAGTAAAGATTGTTCCATTTATGATTTCTGTGTATTTGTTGCGTAACGACCGAATGTATCTCTAAGTAATGTCATTGAGGTATATGATCCTTCTGTATCAAAGTGATGACACAATTCTTTTATCATATATAGACCACTTTGATCATCATCATATACTGCCCCATCTTCCCTAGAAATCTTGGGAAAATTGCAAGTAATAATATCACCGGCTCTTAGATTTGTATTTGATGGTACAGTCATACTCAAAGTTTGAGTAAAGAGTACATTATATCTCATAATTGCCTGAGATTGATATTTTGATGGTTCTGCATTAGGTTCCTTAGAAATATCTGGATCCACAGTTCCAATATCTAAAACTTGACTTATGATTCTTGTGGGTAGATCACCAAGTTTTTGATTAGAATCATTTGCAATCTTAGGCAATTCTAATGTTTGCCCCAGATTTGCAGATTTTCCTGCATAATTTTCAATTTTAAATACTGATTCCTTAAAGGTAAAGTTGAGTGGATCATAAACTATTCTATAACTTGAATAAGTTCCTAGTCTAAGTTTCTCAATTAGATTTTGATTTCGGTTTGTTGTATATTGGAGAATATTAAAGTCATTATCCTTTTCATATCCCGTCTGGTTTACATCACTATAAGAGTAAGTTGCTTTTGATGGTTGTGAAATTAGATTATCAATTGATCTAAAACTGAATCCATCCTGTGTTTGAAAGAATACATAACCTGCTGTGGCATCTTTTTTTGATGACTTAGGAACTCCTTTGGATGCCAACCATACCAAAACAGTAAATGGTTTTCTTAGATTTCCAATGAATCCATATGGATTCTGTGTCTCATCAATTACGTCAATCTTATCAGTCTTTAAGTATTCTTTGATAATACTTCTTACGGAATCACTAATTGATTGACTGATTGGAAACTTCTTTGGAACTCTTACAGTTTCATTTGTAATTGCTTCTCTTGAAACTAGATTTAATTCAAAGAACTCTCTTTGTGATTCTGAAATGACATTGGTGATACTCGAAACATAAAGATAATCTTTTTGGTTAGTTGCAAAATCTAATCCGGGATTTGTGGCAGAATTACCGGCAATCTTTAAGGAGACTCTCTCACCACCTCTTAAAGGAAGACCATTATAAATTGACTGAAATGATCCTGTTGCATTTCCTTCATTATCTTTTGCCTGAATAGAATCACCAGTGTTTCCCACCTGAATTTTTGCGGTAATCGATGGTGAGAAGATATCCTCATAATAATCAATAGAAACTGTACCAGTTCTAATATCAACGGTCCTCTTCTGGTCGTTGGATTCAAGTATAAGTTCTTCGTAAATTGACTTTTTTACTGACATTATGTGTATGCTAGATCTAGTAAGAGTTTCTTTGTGATGAAACTATTTAACGGATTAATTATAATAGGAATTATTCCTCCTCCACCACCTCCGGCAGAGACTTGTTGTTGTGCTGGTGGATCTTCTTCTATTACAACAATAGTAGGACCATTTCTTTGTTGTCCTAATTGTTGAGATACTTGTTGTCTTTGTTGAGTTCCTTGTGATGCTATTTGTGCTGGTGTTGGAGTTGGTTTTGAAGGTGCAATACCTGCTGCTTTTTGTGCCTCTGGTAGAAATTGTTTATATTTACCAGATTTATAAACAGACCATGGACTAAAATTAGATCCGCCAGATAAAATAAATGCTGCTTTAGCATTGGTTAATGGATCTTTTAATTGTTCATATGAAGAAATTCCAAATTGTTTTAATCGTTCAGGTCCTAACTTATCAATCATATTAATTTGCCACAATCCATAAGATAAATCACCTGTCCTTCGATTATCATTAACTTTTGAAGATCCTCCTCCACTCTCTGCTTTTGCAACTGCTGCAGCTATCACAGCATTTTTCTGATTAAATCCAGCTTGCTTTGCAAGAGAAACTAACTGATCAGTTGATAATGTTCCACCAGAAGGTGCTGCTTTTCCAATTAATGCATTTCGTGGTTGAAAAATAGGAGGTTTAGGTCCAGGAGATGTTTGATTTACTTTACCAGTTGATTTAACATCCCCACCCCTAACAATTCCCCCACTCAATATAAATTCTGCTGGATTCATTAATCCAGTAATGTTTGCAGGGCCCCTATTATATCCAGTCCCAACATCAAGGTGCATGTGAGGTCCAGTTGAAAGGCCAGATGATCCAACCAAACCTATAACTCTAACCCCACCATTTGCACCAGACCCAGCTCCAACTTTATCACCTTGTTTAACTAAAATTTTAGATAGGTGATTGATTTTGATATATCGACCATCATCAAGTTTTATAACAACAAAATTTCCATATCCACCATTATACCCAGTTGATGCATCAACGACTACACCAGTAGCAACTAGTGATAATGGTGTACCCAAAGCCATTGGAACATCTTGCCCAGTATGACCAAAAGCACTTTTTCCGGATCCAAGATTATCTTTTACCTTAAACCCTCTTCCAAATTCTGTTTTTTTTATTTTTTGCCCACCAGCAGACTCATATATTTGCCCACCAGAAGGACCAGAAGGTTGAAAACTCTCATTTTCATATTTTGTCCCAAGAGGTTTAGCATTCTCACCACTGGCAATTCCTTCACCAAGAGATGTAGTGAGTAATCTAAATCCCTCGTCAAATTGACTTTGCATATCATCAAAAGTACTTCCCAAACCTTTTACAGCATTCTCAACTCTCTTGTTACTATCAGTAAAGTCAAATGTTAGAATATTTTTACCAACTGCACCCAATACATTTCCAAATCCCCTAAAAATGCTCACAGTATTATTAAAAAATCCACTTACAATAGTAGAAAGTCTCTGCATTCTAGCAATCAACTCTTGTGCCATCGTAATGATTGATGGTAGATTATATGCCAACCATCCAACTAACAGAGTTCCAAGGAAGTCCATAATTCTTCCCAAGAATCCTTTGGTACTTGAAGCAACTGCCTTTGCCTGCCTTTTAATAACTCCACCAATACTTGATGCCTCTATCAAGTCTTCTCTATTTTTTCTTCTTTCTGCTTCTTGTCTTCTTTGAGAAAGAATATAATTTCTTGCTATTGATTCCCTCTTTATCTTTGTTTTTTTTAACAGAGTTTTATTAACATTCCCAGTTTTCTTATTAATACCAGAAAATGAATCTCTTACAGACTTAATACCAGAACGAATATTAATAAGACTTTGTGAGGGTTTTACTGATACTGCCATCTTATGTTACCACATTATAATTTACTTGTGAATAAAGCACATAGAAATTATCTGGGTTTGATGCTGATATTGCTGGAACTTCATTTACAGAACCACCAGTAGGAGCAGCACCAGATGTTTGTTGAGCAGAAGAACCTACTCTTCTATAAATTATATTTGGTGTTGGTTCTGGTGACGGACCAACGTTAAGTGGCAATGTTGTAAGTTTATTAGTTTGAGCAGGTGTTTTTATATCTGCCTGTGTTGATTGTGATGAAACTTGTGCGGGAGTGCCTTTTTCTATGGGTACGTTACCTTCGCCATATTGTGCTGGTTTTGTCCAATCAATCTGACTTGCTTGAGCCGATAAACCACTCATTGTTTGATTAAAGGATTGCTGATTTTCAGCAGCAGGAGCATTAGGTTCTTTATTTTTTGGTATTACTGGTGTTTGTGGTGTTACTGCTGCTTGTTTTTTTGGTGGTGTTTTATTTTCAGGTTTATAAAAAGCAGACTGACCTATGGCTGCAGCACTCAATGCAATAGATGGAACTTGCAATCCTGGAATAAGACTAGTAATTGCAGCAGCACCATATAATCCAGCACCTTTCCAATTACCCCTAATTGATTCAGAAGCAGCACCCCAAAGATCCAATCCTGTTCCAATAATGGGCAATCCTCTTGATACAAGTTTGCCCGCAGTTCCCACACCTTTCCCAATTCCTTTCAGTATTCCACCACCAGCTGCTTCAGCTGCTTTTGCTTCTGCTCCCGCAACTTTTGCTCCTACTTCTGCTGTTACTTTTGCACCACTACCTGTTATTGCTTTTACTCCAGCCTTTCCTGCCGAAACTATTGCTGCTCCCGCAGATGTTAATACTTTTGCAAGTGCCGTAAAAAATCTACCAACAGTATTTTTAAGTAACCATCCACCAATTTTAAGAGATAGTCTTGTAATAGTTCCGGCAATTGCAAAAAATCCACCATTCAATAAGAATAATGTTCCGGCAGCAATTCCAAGACCCTTTAATACATTATCTCGAATTTCTTCTAATTTTTTGCCATTTCCATCTGATAATGCTTTAAGAACTTCTATTCCTTGATTAGTGAACCATCCAATGAATAATGTTGCAAAGAATTGTGCTACTTTACTTAAAATAGATTGTGCCTTTTGAGCAATTTTCTGTACAGGGGAAATCAATGCTGCCTGCATTGCCCTTTCTAAAAGACTTTCTCTTCCTGCTCGTAATCCCTGCTCTGTTGCTCTTCTCTGCTCTTCTTGCTCTTGCTTTGTACGATTTTGCTCTAAGATACTATCAGTGGTAATTGCCCTCGAAATTCCATCAATGCTGCCACTCAATTGTTTAATATTAGTACCAACATTACCAACCTGTTCTTGTACTCCACCTATGGTTTGAGTCTGTATTCTTATTACATTATCAAAATTAACAACTTGAGTCCTTAAACTATTAACCTGCTCTTGTAATGAGGTTATTGTTTGTGATTGATTTTGTACTATTGCTAAGGCCCCAGAATCTGGTTGCCTGTTAATAGGAGCCAATGCTCCACCACGTTTAAAAATATTTGATGATACGTTACGACTTTTTGCGAATATTGCCTTTCTTCTTTCCGCAGACAAATAGGACCCTGATGCAGGATCTATTCCACTTTGTGCTATTTGTGCGAGATCAGCCATTTGCTTGATTCTTTAGATTTTCTTCTTCAATATAATTTTGTAGTAAAGTTACATATATCTCCCTTTCCCAAGGAATCATATCTTCAAGTTCCGTCAAAGAGTATTTATGATGCTGCACCATAGCAAAATTTGTCTTGTAGTATGACGCAAGGTCAGTATGCGCCATACTTATACGAAAAAAGCAGATAATCCCTCCAAAACTACCTCACTTTCAACTTTGGTATTAGGATTTGTAATCTTAATTGTATGAGAAAGTTTGGGCATTGTATCAAAGAACTTTTCAACTTCTTTGAATTGCTTAGAACTTAACTGCTCAACAAATTCCAATAATTCTTTTTTTGAGGAATCCGCAGCAACCCAAGATTCTTCTTCCGAATAGATTTGGTCAATACAAGAAATAATCAAATCAAATGTATCATCAACACTTACACTCTCACCAGAATCAAAGTTGTTCTTAATAAACTCTGTCATTGATGGATATCTCATTCTCAATGTCAAAGAATCATCCAACTTAATGTCACGAGAATGCTTTGGATCTACTTCAACATTAATTTCATCCAGGTTGATACTTGTTGGAACCTGAGTTGTTCCATCATCAGGGCAGGTGATCAAAACATCTACTGTTTCCCCAACAGACTTACCTCTAATATTAAGGAACAAATACTCAATATCAAATGTGGACAAGTCTTCTACTTTAATACCTTTGCTTAAAATGCAGTTTGTAATCACACTCTTAACTGCATTTGCAATTTGTTTGGAATCTTCTGTTTCTAGTGCAATAATTAAAATCTTTTCTTCTTTAACTAAAAATGGGCGATATCTAATTTTTTTCTTTAATGATGGAATTTCCAACTCATAAATTGGAGTTGCAATTTTTGGTAAAGGCATAATATCCTATAAAGTTCAGTTGAAATTATTTATCTTAGTATTTTTGGAAAGACACTTCCCGGTACATTTTGAGTTGGTACTGCTCCACCAGGCAATCCTAAAGATGTTCCTGTTCTAAAAATTGTTGGTTCCTCACGTTTCTGATTAGTCTGATCAGGTTGACTGCCAACATTACTAAGTATATTATTGTTAATATTTCTTTGAACATCCCAACTTAATACTTTACCACAAACATATCTCTCATAATTGAATGAAGCACTGATTCTCAATATATCGGATCCATTATAACTTACGGGTGTGGAGCTTAATGCCAGTGGAAAAAGTCCAAAGAAATTATATTCAATCTCCCTATTATAATCCCTATCAAATTTAATAATCTTGGTCGTATTACATTTATATGATTCTGGGTATTGCATTCTAAAATAATATCCCTCTCTATAAGGATCTGCATTAGATCCACCAGAAATAAATTCCATCCAGTGCTCTATAAATTTTAATTGCCTATAATCTCTATCAACATAAAACTCTAAACCAATTTCGGTAAAGATTCTACGATGAGCAACTCTCTCATTTACTCCTGTGAAATTATTACTGACATCTGCGGTTGCAAATGAGCTTCCTGGTAGTGAAGCAGAAAAACAAAGCAATCCAGCATCTTCTGCGATAAATCTTGTTTCAACACCTCTAAGATAAAGATATGATAAAAGTCCCCCAGGCAGACCACCAAAGATGACTTGGAAGTGTGAAGTCTGAGCAAGATTAGTAAATAGTGGTTTAAAATCAGCTATTCTGCGGATACTAGGCACTCTAAATACCTTTTATAAGTCTTAGTATACTTATTTAGATGTCTTATAAGGGAAAATATCAACCATCATTCCCAAAAAAGTATAAAGGTGATCCACAAAATATTGTGTATAGGTCTTTGTGGGAAAGAAAATTTATGATATATTGTGATACAAATGAGAATATTTTGGAATGGTTCTCGGAAGAAATTGCAGTTCCTTACAGATCTCCAATAGACAATAAGATTCATAGATACTTCCCAGACTTTTATATCAAAGTCAAAGAAAGTAATGGTTCAATTAAAAAGTATCTAATTGAAATCAAACCAAAGAAGCAAACAATAGAACCACAAGTCCAAAAGAGAAAG